AGTGACATAGCTGATAAAGAAATCAGGTCACCGAGTATGGCTGTGAGGCCATACAGTAAAACTGCTGTGTGCAGTTGTAAATATGCCAGTACACGTGTATTCATTGACATGCAGTTGGCAAATATCCATCATTCCATTAAAAAAATTTCCAAAAAGCCGCTTTTGTATTAAACTTTAATGTGTATTATTCTATTTTTGAATGGCAGATAAAATACCATTTATGACACTTCAAGTTGGAGATGTGGCTCCTTCATTCACGTTGAAGAGCACAGAATTGAAAGATGTAAGCCTCAGTGATTTCAAAGATCACAAAGTGGTATTGTTGTTTTTTCCAATGGCCTTTACCGGAGTTTGTACGGATGAGCTTTGCCAGATGAGAGATAACTACAGTATCTATGAAAAACTCAATGCCCAGATCGTGGCCATTTCAGTTGATTCGCCATTTACATTAAAAAAGTTTAAAGAAGAAAATAATCTCAATTTTCCTGTATTGTCTGATTTTAATAATGAAGCAATAGAACCTGCTGTAAAACCTGTGCCTGTAATAACAATAGTATAGTTGCCTGTACCGTCACCTGAAGTCAAGCTAGTTGGTGAAACGGATGAGAAAGTAGGTGCTTGTAATGTAAAATTTGATTTTAAAACTTTTTTAAGTACACTAGCTGAAGTGTCATAAACTAAAATAAAATCAGCATCATTAGCCGTTTCAGCTAACTCGGTTTGTGCATTAATAATATCTGCGCCTACATTTGCTTCTGTAATTGCGCCTGAGGCTAGTGAATTTTCTTTAATTTTACTAATTGGCATAGTTTGTACTCTCTTTTAATACTTATATTTATACATCTTCATCTCTTGTTTTATCATAATTTTTACCATCTGCAAAAGATGTTATGGTTGTTGTAAATCCGAAGTCATCATCTGCGTCTGCACTTGTTGGATTTGGTACAACCACTATTCTTTCTTCTCTACTAGCAGTTGGTAAATCAGTATGCAAGTCTGATTGAGCTTCTTTTATTACTTTTTGTGTTGAAGCAGGTCCATATAAGTAAGTCTTCGCTGTGAAGTTTAGTGTATATATTACTGCTCTTCTTGTTGTAAAATCACCAGAATAACTGTCTTCATAGTTAATATTATTTAGTACAATAGGAATATCTCTTTTTATACCCATTTCTGGAATAACATTAACAGTTACAGTATAGTCTGGTTGGAAATATGGTAATATCTGTTCTATGATTTGTAAACCGCCTTCAGCAGTTGCTGTTAAACAAAATAAATTATATGATATATTGTAAGGTACAGGCATATAATTAAAATTCATAACCTGTCCGTCTGAACCAGTTTTTACTGATTTAAATTTTTGTACTTTAGTTAACTTTCTACTACCATCATATGCAATGTCTGAAATTTCAAATCCCATTCTTGGTAATGTGATAGCCATTTCTCTTTCATCTAAATTAGGTTGTTGGTCAAGTCTAACCAAAAACTTTTCTTTAGGAGCATATGCTAAAGGAACCCTAATTGATTGTACAATTGCACCTGCACTATCTTTTCTTTTAATTTGTATGTTATTAAAAATCTGACCAAAAGCTACGGTCATCTTTCTCATACTTTCGTTGTAAAAATATCCAAACATTAATTGTCTACCTCACCAAATGGGTTTCTTTCTGTAAAGTCAAGTATATCATCTGAAGTATCTGCTGTATTGAAACCTGCTTGTGCGTCTAAATCTAAATTGTCTGCATAAGTTGATTGTGTCTGTAAAGCATAGTCTTCATTGATAAAGTAATTTGCGTCACCACTTACACTATCATTTTCTAATTGTAATGCGCCTGTGCCATCTTCTAATGAAAACTGGTGTGATAACATATCAATAGAGTATTGGTCTTCAGCACTATCAATATCTGTAACGCCAGTATCTAATCTTTCTGAACTGTATTCCCATGTTCTAGCTCTTAATTTGTAAACTGGTAAGTTGCCTAATTGAAAGAATGGCTCTTGGTCTTCTACAAAACTAATTTCAAAAAACTTATTCATCAATGGGTAATAAATTATATCACCCTCGTTTGGTCTACCCTCTTTAATCATTGTATGGTAACTATCTACAGCGTCATTCCATCTTCGCTTCGATAACATAAAGGTAGTTTCTTCTCTAATCTCTAAACCAAATTTATTAATTAATTCTTGTTCACCAGCTAAACCCTCTGTTGTTTCAACATACATTTCTATTAGATAAGAGTCATCAAATTTTGATAAACTATCTTCACCTAATATTAGGTCTCTATTGACTAGTGTTCTTGGTAGGTAGTAAACATCATGGCCATAAATTTTTAGGCCTTCGATAATTAAATCTTCGTAAAGAGTTTTTTCGTTTGTGTCGCCAATGCCGTTCCCGCCTTGAAAGTGGTGATTAACTGCCATGGCATTATCCTATCATCATTGCTGGATTTAATTCGAATGTACTTCTTATTTCGTTCTCTAACTTTTCAATTTCTTGTAAAGCTTCTGAAAATATTTGTTGACCATTTAGTGTAACACCACCAACCATGGCAACACCATTAAACTTTGATAAGTTTGCTCCCCATTGTTTTTTAAATAAGGCAGTTGTATATCTTTTTAAATAAATATCATTATATACATCTGTGTATGTGTCCGGGTCTAATTTTCTATAACACTCTATTACAATCCATTCATCTGTTGCTAAATCATTTGTCCAGTCCATATCAATATACAGTCTGTTATCATGTTGATTAAATCTAATTGGTTTTTCACCTACTAACACATGGTCTAAAAAATCTAAATGTCTTAATACAACATCATAGTTAATAATACTTGTAGATGAAAAATCATAAAGGTCATTTAATCTCATTTGGTATCTTACATCAAATAAGTTTAGATTACCTTTATTGGAAAACGGAAGTATATTAATTACTGATATTACACTTTCAGGCACAACGATAAAATTATTATCTTCGTACCATGTTGTTGATACTGAATTTTTTGTTGCTGTTTCTGAACTAGGATTAATAGCCGCTAAACGAGTTTTTTCAGAAGCTGTTAATTTATATTTTAAATATGTTCTTCTAATAGAATCGTAATGAAACTGAGCAAAGTATTGTAAAGCTTCATCTATTCTATCATCTAGTTGGTCGTCACTAGCATTAACTTCAATAACAGGTTTCCCTAACGCTCTTAAAGCATATTGTTTTAATGTTTCTCTTGTGTTTGGGTTTGCCATGTTATTATTTATCCTTATCCTAAAGCAATAGATTGTGCGATAGCAAATGATGTACTTGCTTTTGTATCAAGTTGTGTTTGAATATTACTTGTAACGCCGTCAGAATAATTTAGCTCAGCTGCCGTAGCAGTAACCAATGTATTGGCTAATCTTAATCCATTTGATGAACCATCATGTGTTTCTATATCAAAATCTGTGCCATTCATAATTTTAAATTCTGTACTAGTCATTCTAACATTAATGTTTTGACTACCAGCTTTAATATGTGCAATTTCAATAATACCATCTTCGGTGCCATCGCTTGCGTCACCTATTTTACCTGTAATCTTAGCAAAGTTAACTGATTGGTTTGCGTCATTATCAGCAGTAAATTTAATTTGACCAATATAATTTCCGTCAACACCTGTAATATCTCTTACTAAACTAAATTCAGGACCTGCACTTGAACCAGATGTTGTGTCAGTAACACTAAAACTTGTTCCTGTTATAGCAGATTGACTTCTATATTCTAAAGCATTTCCAGCACTATTAACACCTAATACTGTATTAGCTGAACCTAAAGAACCTAAACCTGTACCACCGTCAGCTACAGCAATTGTATCTGAAGTTTGAAATTCTGCAAGACCTGTTACATCACTTCCTGTAAAGGTTGCTTTTACTGGAGTTTTATTCGCCATCTTATGCTACCACCAATGTTGTTACATCTGTACCATCTGCTTTTGTAAATGGTATATGTAAGTTATTTAATATCTCACCAATTGTTCCTGATGTTTGAAAATCAATATCAGAGGAACTACCATCAGCTTTTAAAAATGGTAATTGTGCGTTTGCAGCTGTACCAATTGTTACTGTATCATTACTTGAATTACCTGTTATGGTAACTAAACCTGATTGTGCAAGTGTAAGTGTATCTGTCGAACTATCAGCTGCTACAACTGTTGAACCGTCTGGCATTGTAATATTTTTAAATATATCACCACCGCCACCTGGTATTGTAATCGTTTTTGTTGCACCTGAACCTGTAGCAGTTACACCAGAACCTACAAAGTTTAATGTTGAGGCTGCTGTTGATAATGAAGAGCCTTCTTCTTGTACAGTTAATTGAGCTGCGCCTGCGATTGTTAAAGTATCGCCACTTAAACTTGTTGTAACACCACCACTACCTGTTATTTTTAAACTTTCACCAGCGTCTAGTGATGTTGTAGTTGATGAATCATCAACAATTGTTAATAATGAACTTCCTGTGCCTTCAGCTAATTCTTTAACGATAATGACATCAGCATTTGCTGGTGCCGTGCCAAAAGTTAATGTAGAACCTGAATATGAAAAATCAGTTGTTGGCCTTTGAAAAACTCCATTTAAAAAAACTAAAAATTGTGAAACTGATTTTCCACTAGATACTGTAAAACCTGTTGTCGAACCATCGCCTGTAAATGCTCTTACAACACTTGAAGACATAAAAGTATTTTTGCCTTCAACTAATTCTTTAATAATAATTGACTCACCATTTACTGGTGCTGTGCCGAAAGTTAAAGTTGTGGAAGATACAGTATAGTCTGTTGTTGGCCGTTGATAGACACCATTTAAAAATACTAAAACATTTTCAACATCTGCTCCACTTGTAACAGTAAAACCTGTTGATGAACCATCACCTGTATAAGCTCTAACATCACCACTTAAAGGAGATGTTGAATCACCACCACTACTTGTACCACCTGCAATTTCTTTGATAGTACCAGAGTCATTAATATAAAACTTTTTTGCTGAAGTATCAATTCCAACTTCACCATTAGCTAAATCACTAGTGGTTGGTGTACTTGTACCTCGTTTTAACTTAATAACTGTCGCCATTAATAATATCCTTTATTCAGTTGACGACTAATTAAAATGTTCCGCCGTCTAAACTTGTTACCGTAACTGCTCCTGAACTGACTGTAAAATTGTCTGAACTAAAAGAAGCCACACCTTTATTTGAAGTTGTTGCTAATTCACCTGCAATAGTTAATGTAGTGCCCGAAATTGTTGCATCCATTCCCTCACCACCTGTAATTTTCAAAGTTCCGCCTAAGTCAATATTTGATATTGTTGAAGAGTCATCAGAAAATGTAATAGTTGAGTTTGAAAGTTTTGCATTGGTAATCGAACCTGCTAATTTAGCAGTTGCAATTGAACCGGCTAACATGTCGTTTGTAATACCTGAAGCTTTAACTCTTAATGCGTCTGAACTTACTTCGATTGAACTGTCATCTACTGCAACATCAATTTGGTTACCAGTTTTTGTTAATGCGTCACCGGCACTAATTTGACCTGCACCTGAGAACTGAGCAAATGTAATATTTGTAGAACCAAATGTAGGTGTGCCATTATGTGTTGCAACATAACCGTTATCTGCGTTTGCTGTACCAGCTTCTACGAAGAAGAAAGTGCCGCCTGTTAATTCAGAAGCTGTGTCTGCGTCTGGACTTCTTGTTAATACGAAAGCCGCTGAAGCGCCACCTGTTGCTGTTACTTTATAGATACCGTTTTGTACTGCACTTGCTTGGTCTTTAACAAGAATTCTATCACCAACACTTGGAGAAACACCATCAACTGATAATGCACCGTTAGCGTCAGCAGTTAAAGTACCTGCACCATTATTATAAGTACAAGCCGCTAATGCAGCTGTTGTAGCAACTGAACAAGATTCTTTAACATCAAGTCCGTTTGCAACACTATCCACATATGCTTTTGTAGCAGCGTCTTGGTCACTTGTCGGGTCAGTTACACTTGTAATTCTGCTTGAGTTTACATCAACTGTACCAGAACCGTTAGGGTCTAAAATAATGTTACCATTTGAGTCTGTAGATGAAATAGTATTAGCGTTAACATTTAAATTATCTACTGTTAACTCTGTTACACCTGCAATCGTTGTTGTAGTAGCACCTAATGTTAGTGTAGATGAACCTAAAGTGATTGTAGAGTTTGAAAGAGAAGAATTACCAATATTTGATAATGTGTTACTATTTGCGTCAATTGTTTTATTTGTTAATGTTTGTGTAGCAGCTAGACCAGCAAAACTTTCTGATTGTAAAGCACTATTAAATTCTGCTAAACTACCTGTTAGTGTATTGTTTGCTAAGTCAATTGATTTGTTTGTTAAAGTATCAGTTGTTGCTCTACCTACAAGTGTGTCTGTAGCAGCTGGTAATGTTACTGTAACATTTCCACTATATGCTGAGTGAGCCGCTGATTGTAACGCTGTGTAATGTGCGTTAGAACTTTCACAATATAATCTAATTGCTGATTGAGTACCGTCATTTTTAATTTCAATTAAACCGGTTGCTAATGTAATTCTGTCATTACCAGCAATTTTAATATCAATTTGGTCATCTGTATCAGCAGTAATTGAAGTATCTTTGTCTGCGTCTAAAAATAATTCAGTACCATTCATGTCAACGCCATTAAACACAGCGTCATCATCAAAAGATACTGTCATAGTATCGCCAGACAATGCCGTAGCAATACCGTTACCGCCTGTAATTTTTAATGTTTCAGTTAATAAGTTGATTGATGTTGATGTGGAACTTTCATCAACTAAAGTAAGTGTCGTTGCTGGAGCTGCAAACGATAAACCACCTGAACCGTCAGTTGTCAACACATGACCACTTGAACCATCTGTACCTGGTAATGTTAATGCTAAGTTGGATGCTACACTATTTGGAGCTTTTAGTGAAACATAATGAGAACCATTATTTGTTCCTTCATTGAACTTAATCGTACCACCTACCGTGGTAGAATTACCTATATTGAGTGTGTCTATTGCTGAGTTACTATCTGCTGTTAAAGCTGAACTAGCTGTTAGTGTACCATCTACATGGTCTAATTTATCTACGAAATATTGGCCGCCAATTACTGTTATATTATTAGCGTCACCTGAACCATCTACACCACCCTCACCAATAAACAGTCTATCGCCGTTATTGCCTTGCGTACCAGTACCATAAGTATAAGCTAATTCACCTAGTTTTAGCGTTGATGGAGCCGAAGTATTTGCACTTCTTTTTATCTGAATTATTGTTGACATTTATAGCTCCTAAAAATTGCCTCCGTTAAACACCAATGTTCCTGTTGTTGTGTCTAACTCGTTTTTTGTTACGAATTTATCTGAAGAACCATCATATTGTAATAAAGCGCCATCTGTTAGTGTAGAAGAATCTACATCCGTCAAACTTCTCAATCTATTCACATTTGTAATATTTACATTTGTGCTCGGAACCTGAACAGATACCTGTTGTGGTCCTGAGGATGTGGAAGAGTTTATATTAGCTCTAACTCCACCAGTAGTATTAATAACTGCTTTCACCATCGGTTTCCTCTCTCTTTGTAATATTTATAATAAAAAAAGACTCAGGAATAATTAAACTTTTGGATTTACTGTAATAATGCCTTCTATAACTCTAGTAACCGTACTATCTGAGGTTTTTGTTATATAAACATCATAAACATATCTGGCAGGAGCGGATAAAGCTGTTGTTTGTGTATCAGTTAAGGAAATAGATATAACACCTGTTGAGGTGTCAGCTGCTATTTGTGTGGTAAATGAAACATATGTGGAAGAACCATAACTGCTTGCAAGTTTAGCTTCCGCTGTATAACCAGCTAAGTCAACTGCGTTACCATCTGAATTGGTAACCGTCACATCTGAACTAAAAGAAGCTCCTTGGTCTATCCTAAGATTTGCTACTGCTGCCATTGAATTGTTGTATTCCTTCTTGTATCTTATTATTGTAATGTGCTGTTAACACATCTATTTTTTCCAATTCAATTTCATGTCGGATTTTAGATTGTTGAATTTCTTGTCTAGCTACAATAGTATTCTTTAATGAAACTGGTAACTCGTCAATATCGTAATCTTTTCCGTCAATAGATATAACATTTTTTGGTATTTCACTCATAACTACTCCTATTTATATTAGTATTTATACGATTTACATAAATTCTTTTTCGACTGCTCGTATATTAATATGAATAAATCTAAATGGTTCTATTCCATGGTCGACAGCATATGAGTGTGACATATATGCTGGAAATAATAGTATTGAACCAGGTTTTACTGAATAATTAACCAAGTCACAAGCAGGCGTAATTTTAGTTGGATCTTTTTCTTTTAGTTTTAAAGGTACATGAGCCGTTCTAGGATCCTGAAATAAAGGTTTAGATGTTTTATCGCTGGCCTTTAAAAAGTAAAATCCTGAAATGTGATTATTTGCATGAGTATGAAACCAATGATGGCCTGCGCCATTAAATGAAAACTCTTGCACCCAGCTTTCAGTATAGATAAGATTATATTTTTCCATATCATAACCCATATCGTCTAAAACAAAACGAGCCTGTTTAGCCATATGGTCATGGAAGAATCTAAAGTTTTGGTCAGGTTCTAATGGCGAACTATGATATGTCATACCAATATCGTTCTTATAACCTAACTCTAATTTGTTTTTATTATTTTCTTCTTGGTCTTTTCTAGCTTGTGTAATATAAGGGTCACTTAATTTATTTAATTTATCTACCCACTCTGGTTTATCTTCATAATAAACAGGAGATGTAAAATACTCACTTTTAATCATTACTCATTTAACCTTTTTTTAACTGTTTCGTGGTCTTCAAGGACTTTCCAAGTTTGACCGTGAAAGCTATGTATTTGTGTTCCAATATTATCTTCAGATGGATATGTTGATAATACTTCATCTATATTTATCGTCAACGGCCGACCAAGATATGGTTGAGGCATATTCTCACCCTCTAAAATACTGCCGTTTGTAAATGTTTTAAATTTGCCTTTTGATTTTGCAATCTTCAATGGTTTTAAATCATTAAAATCTACTTCACTCATTTTATCTCCAATTCATATTCTTCTTTACCAAATTTTCCTCTTACATAAAAATTAAAGGCTAAAGAATATCTTATTTCGTTAGTATTATTTTGTTCAACACTATGTTCTAAATGTGAAGGAAATAAAATTACTTTACCATCTTCTACATCAATTACATATTGTCCTGTATTCACATTATTATTATCATCATATTCAAAACGAATACTTTGATGAAAAGTATTAGTATATATAGGATTCTTGTGGAACACTAAGTTTCCAGAATTTTGTTTTGTTTTTATATAATACACACCACTTAGCAAACTACTACCGTGTGAGTGTATTTGAGCTTTATCGCCAGGATTATGTTTTACTGACCAAGAATTTTGTAAATAAAATTTAGCATTTTCACTAACACTTAAATATTTTCTAACAAATATTTCACAATGAGTTTCTATTTCTTTTTTTAAATCAGGTAAATTGTTTAAAATATATCTATCTTTCGATATATCACCATTACCAATGTGCATACGCTCATAGTCTGTATTTAATACATAATTTAACCAATCAGATTTTACGGTAGTTTCTGATTCATAAACTGGTATTGGCCATAAATTGTGAGCTTTAAATTCTGGCATTATTCACCATTTGGCGTTGCAATGTAAAAATGAGTTATTGTATAACGGCCATAACCTATTTCTTTTGGTTGTGTATGAAATTTAATAGGACTAACTCTGTGTAAATAACAACAAGGAAAAAACACAGCTCGATTATGTTTTAATTTAACTTTATAACCTGACTCTGGAAAATCAAAATCTCCCCCTGTAAACAATCTAGGTTCTCTTACAAACCAAATTAAATTAGTCCATAAAAAAGTATCATGGTGTGGCTGATAATGGTCATTTTCTTCATAGTAAGATATTAAAGTTGAATCTCTATTTGTAGATGTAAAGGAACGACCATAGGGTTGACATTCATCCATAATTTTATGAAACTCGGGTGATTGTTGTTTGTACATATAATTAGCCACATGAGATTTTTTATAACCCTCAACTGTATAATATTCAGTAGGATACCAACGATAGGCCTTAGACTTTGAAGTGCCGTCTTTATTTCTGGCCACAATGGTGTCTTCAGCTCTATCAATTTTTTCGTGTGAAGAATACCAATCTAATTCTTTCCAGATATTCTTTTCTTCTTGTGGTGTGTACCAATTGTCAATGACAATAAAGGGATAGGTTGGATTATCTTTTACAACCTGAACTTTCCAATTTTGTTCAATTTTTTCCATTATTTAAAATACTCCTAGTATATCACTTTGCCATTTTTTACAGGTTCCGTAGTTACTGTTTCTAAATTTTCATCCAGTTGGTTCATTTTATTTAATGATTCTTGACTTCTAAATGTTGCTGGCATTCCTAGTAAAGGTCGGCCGTCATAAGGAATATTATATTGTCCTTCTTTTTCATTGTAGTGTAAAAACACTTGAGCATGATTATTGCCCCATAGTGGTTCTCTCCAATGTTCAACAACATCACCTCTATAAATTAACATATCACCAGGTTTCATATGAATAGGCATTCCGTCTGTACCTTTTTCACCAGATTTAGGACCTACAAACATTGGCCAGTCCCAATCAGGATATTTACTTGCGTCAACATTTGAATTATCATAACCCACACATAAGGTTGTAGAAATTTCACAACTAGGTCTGTCTTTATGCCTTTTTAATTCTGTGCCTTGTGTGTATAGTCTATGATAAGAGTAAGTAGGAATTAAATCTTTACCAGTTAACTCACACATTTTTTCAGTACCCATACTCAACAGAGCATCAAAGATAGGGTCGCCGTATTTACTAAAATCTCCTGGAGCTTGGGTATCAGTAAATGTGCCGTACATATCTTCATTAATTTCCATTGAATTGTCTTCTAAATATGCTAATCTTTGAGCCTCTAATTGTATATGATGATACAATAAATTTGCCATATTTGTATCAATATATTTTTCAATTTTGACCCAGCCATTTTCTTCAAAAAACTTGGCTGCTGGATGTACGGTTGCTGGATTTAAAGCAGGCTGACCTTTTAATAATTCAGCTGCCTTTTTCTTGTCTTCGTCTGATAGTGTGTCCCAATTTGCGATTGATTTATTCATTATATTATGCTCCTATTGAAATGGTTTTCCTAGTGTCCATAACACTAGAGAATATCTTGTACCGTTTGTTACTGGTGTTACTTGATGGTATATATAAGACGGAAAAACAATGATTGAACCTTGAGGTCTAATCTCTGTACATTCATGGTATCTGTTGCCTGGTGCATGAGGACCAAAGTCAAATTTTAAATTACCGCCTTCATATTCACCAGGAAGATTTAAGTTAATTGTTAAAGAGAGTTTTCTAATTTTGTTTACCATATTAGGATTATCCGTATAACCTCTAGGAAACATTCCGTGTTCATCTCTAGGTGTTACTCCTGGTATTGCTCTTTTATATTTACCTAAATGACATGAGTTTCCATCAGCGTGCCAACCATAAAACTGACCTTGTCCGTATTTCGTAAACTGAAAAGATTCACTACAACTAAATTCATATTTCCAACCTGCTTGGTCGTTTGCTTGATGAATAAAAGGATAAATTCTATCATATAACCATTGGTCATTCATCCATGTAACTTCACTATCTCTAATATAACGAGCCTTTTCGACATCTGCGTCTGATACGCCTAATTCTGTTTTTACTTCTTCGGTAGTTTTATCTGCTTGAGCTTCCGCTTTAATACCTTCTTGTTCTAATCCTTGTTTATGATTATTTCCAAAAGTAGTTGCTGAAACATCTTTACCGGCCTGTTTACTTTCGTCTATCTGTTTATTACCTTGGTCGATAATTCTTTGACATTCTTCAGGCGTTAAAGCCTCTTTGAACCAAAAATATGAGTTTTTTACTTGCATTTTATATTCACCATTCTTTCTTTATATAATTATTTATCAAGCCACCACAAAGTTACCGGCCACACTAATTCTTTCATCATCTGTCCAAAAAGATGGTACTAAATGATTCATATTTGCTGGAAATACTAAAAATAAACCCTCATAAGGTTCTACTGGAAATAAAGCACCTGTTAATGGATGTGTTTGTTCACCATACTGAAACATTATTTTACCTGCGTCTGCTGAATTTGATACAGCTTGTTCTTTAAATATATTTTTTGGTACTTTACAAAAAATTACAAATGATAATGTGCCTCTATGTGTATGTGGTGGATTAAAGTCGTGTTTGTGTTGATAGTTAATCCACATGGTATCTAATCGTACATTGCCATTTCGACTTTTTCTTCTATCAACTTGAACATCCAATAGTTTACCAACTTGTTTAGGACCAAATTTTTCAGTTAGTTTATCTAAAAATCTCTCAATATAAGTTAATAGATAAGGTTCTGTTTTTAGAATAAAGTCGTCTTTGTAAATATAACTTCCGCCATATTTCATATTGCCGGCCAGTTTATCTCGCCAGTCATCTTCCTCTCTAGTCAATTTATTACCCTCATTGATTAAATCTTCAATGAATTTTTGGTCGACTTCGGATTGAAATATTGGGGGACTAAAAGGATACAAAATATTGTCACCAGTTTCGGTAACTAATTTTGGAACTGTTGTTACAAATGTATTATTCATTTCACCTGCCATTATATTACAATTTTAAAAAATTGTCAAGCTTTAAACTATTTAGTAGCTTTTTTAATTTGCTTAATTAATTTAGCTTTTGTCAATCTTTTATCTAACTCTATACCAAGTTTTCTACCAAGTTTTTCTAACTCAGCCTTTGTTTTTTTCTCTAAACCTTTTAAATTGATTTCATCTTTTAAAATCAATGGTTTTTTTGGAAAAAAGAACTCTTTAATTTTATTAAACATATTATTCTCCTTATATTACTTTTTTATTAGTAATTTATTATCTGCAAGATACAGATACTTTAAATCACTATTTCTTAATGTATTTATAGCATCAACCAGCTTATCAACTATTGGTTCGCCAGCTAAATTAAATGAAGTGTTAAACAAT